AAATGCCAAGAAAAAAGGTGAACAAGGCGACTGACATCGAAGAGCTTTTCGATCAGTTTAAGAGAGTTACTCAATATAGTAGTGACTTAGAACGCTACCAAGATTTCCGTGAACTATTTCTCGGTTCCGAAATAGGGAGACGGGTGTTTAATGAAATACTAGGTATGGGCTATATGGCGAATGATACAACTAAATTTAATACACACGGGGTTGACCCGAATGCGACTTTAATATCAACTGGGGAACGAAAACTGGCTTTATCAATTCACAAGCTGGTTATGGTAGAACCATCCGCTCCCCCACCACCAACACAAAAAACGAGGCGATAATTTATGGCAGACGAAGAAGCAGTAGAGACAGAAGAAGCGGTTGAGGAAACTGAAGCAACTGAAACCGAGGCTCCTGAAGAACAGGAATCTATTGAGATTGAATCTTGGAGAGATTTAATCGAGGATGAGAAATTACAGAAACACGCTGAACGATTTACCAGTGTTGATGCGTTGGTACAAGCTAATCTGGAATCCAGACAAAAACTATCTAAATCAATCGTCCCCCCGGGAGAAGACGCAGGAGAAGAAGATGTATCCGCATATCGTGAGGCGCTTGGTGTTCCTAAAGATGTAGACGGGTATGATTTTCCTTTACCGGATGGGATAGAAAGAACAGAAGATATGATGGATTCCGAAGATACTTGGGCGAATCTGTTTCTGGATAATAACATCCCAAAAGCAACTGCTGATGTTCTGATTAGCGAATTCCGTGGTGAGATAGAAAAGATGATGGGGCAAAAGGCGGAAATGGATGATGCGTATACGAAACAAAGCGAAGAATCCATGCGGAAAGAATGGGCGGAAGATTATGATAAGAATATTATATTTGCATCCCGAGCTAGTGAAGCCTTACTGGGAGATGACTTTGAGGAAGCCCGTCATATAGAAACATCTGACGGAAGGTTTATTTTAGACAATCCTATCCTAGTTCGTATGTTTGCAAAGTTAGGGAGAGATATGGGGGAAGGTGCTTTAGGTAGTGTAGCAACAGAAGGTGAGAAGGAAACTTTAATGGAACAAGCTAACTCCTATCGTGATAAACGAAAAGATGCTTACGCCAAAGGTAATCATGCAGAAGCCAGAAAGTGGGATGAGAAAGAACGCTTGGCGCTTGATAAACTGCATGGCGGTGGAGCTATTGTAGGAACAGAGACAAGAACTTCATAATGAGTCACGAAAAAAGTGCTACTTACGAAATAGATGGAAAACATTATGTAGTTAATACGGCAGGGTTTCGTTCTGATAAAGCGGCGTTAAACGCTACATTTTCCAAGAAGAATAAAAAAAGAAAAAGACCTACTTCTTATAAAACAGATAAAGAAGCACAAGCAGCTTCGAGAAAAAGAAGTGCAGAAACTGATAAAGCAGCGCAGAAGAATTCTCGAGCAAGTGGGTATTTTAAAAGGCGAGAACGACGAGAGTCAAACCATAAAGATTGAATTGACAATATATACAAGTAATTGTATATTTTTCATAGGCGGCTTCCCTCACGGCCCCGCCGATATTTAGTACAACATGACCGATGCCCCGTTAGAAGGAAGACATGGCCTCCGAAAGGACTTCCCAAATTCCGAATTCAAAACGGCTTCCAGAGGAAATGTAATAGCAGTTATTATTACTATTTAATAATTTGGAGGCTTATAATGGCTACCTCAATTACTAATTCGTTTATCACGCAATATGAGCGTGATGTCCACGACGTCTTTCAAAGGGAAGGGTCGGTTTTAAAGCCTACCGTTCGTTTTAAGTCTGACGTTGTTGGCTCTGTAGCGACTTTCCAGAAAATCGGAACTGGAACCGCTACTACGAAAGCGAGACACGGAACAATTACTCCGATGAACCAAGCCCATACGGCTATCTCCACGACCCTAGCTGATTTCTATGCTGGTGACTGGGTTGATAAACTTGATGAGGCAAAAATCAACATTGATGAACGAATGGCTATCGCCCGTGGCGGTGCCAAAGCTCTGGGTCGAAAGTGTGACGATCAAATCCTCACGACTTTAGATTCTACTTCATCATCTACTGTTACTATTGCTGTAGGAACATCCGCAGCAGTTAGAAACGGATTACTCGGTATGCTCGAAGCTATGATTAGCAATGACGCATATGAACCGGGAAGTATGTATGGTGTTATGTCCCCGAAACTATGGGCTATGGCGTCAACTATTAACGAGTTCGCATCCTCTGATTATGTCGGAGCCGATGGACAGGTGTACAACAATGGAGCGCCAGTAGGCTCTTTCAAACGTTGGGCGCAAGTTCTTTGGACTGTTCATTCCGGAAACCCGGGTGTAGGTACAGGTACATCCAAAGTTTTCGTTTGGAATAAATCGGCAGTTGGGTATGCTTCGGGTAAAGCCCCGGGGAATCTTGCAGGTACGATGTCTGGTGAAACTTCTGTTGGCGCAGATATCACTTGGCATGGTGATCGAGCAGCGCATTTTGTAAATCATGCGATGTCCGGTAATTCTGTAATGATTGATGACGGTGGAGTTATCGAAGGAAACGTCGATGATACTGCTGCTATCCCAGCTTCGTAATTTGATTGAGGGGCTTCGGCCCCTTGATTTTTCTTTGAACCCTTATGATAGGAGACAGAAATGGCGTTTATACCGGCAGATCTGACTAACATGGGTTCGTATAATGGCTTTAATCATTGGCGTTATGATACTTTGGAAGCATCCACAGCGGTGGATGCGGCTGGGTATTTTAATAACTCTGATGACGACCAGATCTTTCAGGTTGGCGACTTAATCTATACCGTTGATTGGACAACTGCTGTCCGCACCGGTACAATAGCCGGGATGGGCTTGCATATAGTTAATGCTGTCTCATCTGGAGCGGTCGATCTATCTGATAATGTTCTGAATGCCTCTTATGCGGATTCAGATTAAGTAGTTTAACGTGGAATGCGGATTTTCCTTCGTTCCTCCTCCTCGGGGGGAAATCCGTATTTTCATTATTCTTAAAAGGAGAACGTATGATAAAGGCGAAAGCACATCGGCTGAATAAACCGGAAGACGGGAATTTTGGCAAAGTCTGGAACTATATTTGTGACCAGCACGAAATTAAAGAATGCTTTAATGAAGGATTTTTTAGTCCTATGGGAGGAAATCTCATGGCGGGGGATATGATACGGATGATTGAAATTCGTCAGAACCGTATTCTTTCTTTATGTGAAGGGATTATATTAGAAGTAACCAAAACCAAAACAGGATATCAAGTAGAATTTCATCCTTTAAGTGACAAAATTAAAAGATTCCCACGGGGGAAAGTTATTGATAAAGAACCTTCGACAGAAGCCCCGCCAGTATTCATTTCTGGTACAGGATTAGTAGAATGGAATCTGGGGAAACGGACGTACGTTATTACTGCTGATGGAAAACCTGTTTGCGAAATAGATAATAAGGCGGAAGCCCATGCTGTTGCACGGGGGGATAAACCTCTACCTGCTATGGCTTAAAAGGAGTTTTGTATGCCTAGTGAAACCGACGTAGCAAACGTCGCATTACGATTGGTTGGGGGTACTAGGATAACCTCTTTTACTCAAGCCACTCCGAATGCAAATGCTATTAACGATATTTATTCAGAAATTCGAGATAATCTTCTTGAGTTTCCGTGGAATTTTGCTACCCAACGAGTGGAGTTAGCAAGATTAACAACTACACCGAGTTTTAAATTTGATTACGGTTATGCACTCCCCTCCGATTGGATCTATACTATATCTGTCCACGATAATGATGGTGGATTTGGAACCATTGATTTCAGGGAAGAACAGTTAGCAGGACAAAAAGTTCTAACCACTGATAGTTCGGCTGTTTATTTAACATATGTCAAAAGGGAAACTAACCCTAATTTGATGCCGCCTTCATTTCGTATTGCGCTATCTTCTGCATTAGCTAGAAATCTAGCGATCACAATCGCAAATTCTAATGTTCTTGAAGACCAACTTGCGGCAAGAGCAGAAAAAGATTTAGCAAAAGCGAAATCTATAGATGCTATGGGGTCTTTTCCAGAACCTCGACCAAGAGGCTCATGGGCAAATTCTAGAAATGGATTTCAATAATGCCCAAAGTCCACCCAATTACTCCGTCGATGAACACGGGGGAATTAACTCCCCGTCTAGCTGCTAGAGTAGATTTTAATAAATACCCTAGTGGATTAGCGACAATGGAGAATCTTGTTCCTCTCCCAGAGGGGGGAGCTATGCGCCGTGCAGGAAGTCGTTATATTGCCTCTACTAAAACAGGCGCTACCATAAAATCCCGTCTTAAAAAATTTGAATTTTCCACGGCTCAAAATTATGTTTTAGAAATGGGGGATTACTATATAAGGTTTTACAGAAATCAAGGACAGATTAATGTTCCTAATATCACGGCTTCGATTACTAACGGAACATTTCCGTCAGGGATTACCGGCTGGACAGATCAATCGGGTTCAGGATCGTCTATTGCCCACGATGCTACTAATGATAGGTTAAATCTGGTTTCTAACGGATCAACTAACGCCCATGCCGAACAACAAGTTACTAATTCTTCGGCAATCGAACACGTTATTCAATTTCAAGTATTGGGAGCGCCGGGGGATTATGTACTATTTAGAGTAGGAACCTCAACTTCTGGTATACAAATAGTCAACGATTTTATTGCTGAAGTTGGCTACCATTGTTATTCCTTTACCGCTACTGCGGCAAATTTTTACGTTCAATTTATAAATGAGTTAGGCAAAACCATACAAATAGATAATGTAGCATTACTGGACAATGTCCCTGTAGAATTAGTTACTCCTTACGCTGAAGCAGACCTATACCAGATTGAAGGCCCACAATCAGCCGATATTTTGTATATGTTCCATGAATCATACCCGACATACAGATTAGAACGCCGTGGGCATACAACATGGTCACTTATAGAAGTCCCGTGGCAAGATGGCCCGTGGCTTCCTACGAATGCTACTACAACTACCTTAACTCCTAGTGCGGCAACAGGATTAGGGATTACTATGACGGCTTCCTCTACAAATGGAATTAATGGTGGATCGGGTTTTTTAGCCACAGATATTGGGAGATCAATACGGCTAACAGGAAGTTCTACGAATTGGGGTTGGGGCGTTATTACGGCTGTCGGTGGAACTGCTAGTGTTACTGTTGATGTGGAGAGAACCTTTTCGGTTACTAGCGCAGAAACAGACTGGAGACTAGGGTCTTGGTCAGGTACTACTGGTTATCCTTCTACGGGAGCGTTTTTTGAGCAACGATTATACGCCGCTGGAAATACAGACCAACCGCAAACATTCTGGGCTTCTCAAACTGGAAATTTCGAAGTTCATTCTCCTGATAGCGATCCTACTGAAGGAACTTTCGATGGAACAGTTCAAGATGACGATGCGTTAGATTTTACGATTTCGGCAGATAATGTTAATGCTATCCGCTGGATGTCGGCTGGAGAAGATACTCTTTCAATCGGTACAACTGGAGGTGAGTGGGTTCCGTCTTCTACGGGCGCAGTTATTACTCCATCTGATGTTACAGTACGACGCCAAACGACACATGGATCAGCACAAGTTGTTCCTGTTCGAGTTGATAATATTGTCCTATTTACTCAACGGGCAAAACGGAAAATTAGGGAGTTTGGATTTACTTTTGAAACAGACGGGTATCGAGCATTTGATATGACTCGATTAGCTCAACATATTACTACAAGTGGGATTGTAGAAATGGATCATGCGGAGGAACCCGATTCTCAAGTATGGGTTGTACGAGAAGACGGTCAATTACCTGCCATGACATTTCGAAGACAGGAAGATGTTGTTGGATGGTCAAGACATATATCGGGTGGACGTTTCGGGGAAGCGACGGTTACAGTTACCGATTACGCAAATATAGCAGTAGGAACTACTTTAATCCTGACAAAATCTGACGGGTCAACTGTTACTTTTACCTCTGAAGCTATTAGTGGATCAGCCCCCGCTGAAACATTGGGATTTCGCCCAAACGCATCTAATAATACTACCGCCGATAATATTTTTACAGCTATTAATGCCCATGCTGATTTTACAGTTGCTAATCCGGCAGCAAATATTGTTTTAATAGAAGAAACTACTCACGGGGCATCGGGGTTTCTCACAATCACCAGTTCTGACTCGGTACGACTTGCGGTAACAAGTGAGGGGCATTCCGTAGTTGAAAGTGTTGCTGTAATAGCAGGGACAAACGGAGCGGGGCAAACCCACGATTCTTCAAATAGAGATGAAGTTTGGGTTCAAATTAAAAGAACTATTAACTCTGCAACAGTTCGGTATATCGAACTATTTGAAAGAGATTACGAACCGCCCCATGATGCCAAAGATGCTACCTACAGCGATTCTTGTATTACTTACGATGGAACAGCAGCAACTATTATTACAGGACTTGACCATTTAGAAGGACAAACGGTTAAAGTATGGGCGAATGCCGCTGTACAATCGGATAAAGTGGTTTCTAGTGGTAATATTACTTTAGATAATGCAGCTTCTAAAGTACAAATTGGATTAAGTTTTACACACAAATTAGCTACATTAAAAATAGAAGGCGGGAATAAAGCAGGAACTTCAGTTGGAAAAATAAAACGATTTAGCGGAGTAACTTTTGTTCTTCTTAATAGTCACACTATAGAATACGGGCCAAGTCCTTCCGAACTGACTAAGAATGATTTAAGAGAGGTTTCCGATTATATGGATACGGGAACTCCGTTATATACAGGAGAACTGGCGGTAGAATTTGACGGTAACTGGGAGACAGATCCAAGAATTTATATAGAGAGTAATGATCCTGCCCCATTTACTATTTTGGCGATTGCTCCTGAAGTCAAGATTAATGCTTTAGTATAAAAGATTAAAAGGGTACAATATGCAAAGATACGCTGACTGGCCTGATAGACTGATTAATTTTATAGCTGTACGAGATACCTCTCCATTAAAATGGGGGTTTACAGATTGTTCACTTTTTGCCAGTGATGCTATTAATGCGATGAATGGCTCCGATCCTGCACATTGGTTTAGAGGAAAATACAAAACAAAAAAACAGGCGTTTAAATTACTAAAACAATTTGGCGGAGGTGGGCTTCCAGAAACAACAGAAAAGATTATGAAGGATATGCGATATCCGGAGATTAGACCGGACGAAGCTAACTCTGGAGATTTAGTGTTAATAAATGTAGAGAATGTACACCCAGACGCTTTTGGTTTAACATCAGCAATTATGGCTAGTCCAGAAGTAGCTATAGCACAAGGCAAAGATGGGTTAGTATATGTAGAGAATCCTGAAATAGAGAGAGCGTGGTCTATATGATGTTTCCTAAAGAAATTTTAAATTGGCCTGTTGTTACCGGATGCTATCGAATTTCTACGGGCTGTAATAGTTGCCCGTCTTATTGGGAGTATTTTGAAGAAGGCAAGGATTATACTCCCGTTGTTCACGAAGATGTTTTACAAGACCCATTGATGAACCCCGAACCATCTACTTATGAAGTTGCGTTTGGCTCGGATCTTTTTCATAATGATGTATCGTTGGAATTTCAACGAAACGTTTTTGATATAATGAACAAAGCCCACTGGCATTCTTTTTCTGTAGGAACCAAGAGAATTGCTAGAACGGCTATGTTGCATTTTAATTTCGAGTGGACAGACAATATCCAGTTAACTGTAGGGATGGAATCAGGGGAATATGATTGGAGACTAGATATTCTGAAAGGGATACCGGCGAAAAAGAAGGCAGTATCAATCGTCCCCATCCTTGGGCCGTTTGATAATGACATAGATTTTACTGGTATAGATATAGTAGGGGTTGCCCCAGAAACGTGGGGATACAAACGCCCGCATAATCCTAAATGGATCGAACATATTAAACGGCGTTGTCTGGAACAGGAAATCACCGTTTCCGATAACACTATTTTATATTCACACGA